TTTTTAAATGTGTATGACTCTTAAGGCTTGTTAGAAAGTTAACTGCGCACTGCCCCACAAGGGGGCTGGTTCGCAGGTTTAACTGCGCACTTCATCAGGATGTACCAACTTCACAAAGTTTAACGGTGATGTCCGTCCCATCCTGTAAGCACGTCCCAGAATCTGTTTTTCCTCCTCAGTCGTCATAGCGTGCCATAGAACCACATAGGTTGCTGATGTGATATTCAGACCAGCACCTGCGTGATTTGAATTTAGAAGTAAGACTCGTGATTCACCACTATCAAACTTATGAAGAACATTATTAATAACATCCTTGTTTCCCTTTACCGTCTCGACTGTAATCCGTTCAGCTTCAAGAGTATCCTGCATAAGCCGAAAAGGATTTTCATACCGACTAAATACTAGAAACCGGTCGGTAGGATGCGACCGTATTAGATTTAGTAGGGCATCAATCTTCTTGGGTGGTGCTACCCTCGTAGTAACCGGTCGAGACGCAACCAGTTCAGATACTCCTTGAAGAGTATTTACTTGAATAGGTGAACGACACATTGGGCATCCCTGAATACGACTGAGACTCATTAAAATACAACCGCCACAAAAAATACGAGAACAGCATGGTGTCAAAACTGCCTGCTGTGGTTCATCAAAACAAATAGCACATATCTCCTTTTTATAATTTTCAATCCGCTCTTTGATGCTTTGAATCTGATCTTTCAAACCATTAATCTTACTCTGTAAATTTTCCAACGCCTGTTCTTTAATTTGAGGTGATGCATACTCTTCTTCCGATTTGAAGATATACAGGCGCTCAAGGCGCTTGAGTTCCTTTTGCCGATTTTCTGTAACCGCCTGAATAAGATTCATAGGAGACTCTGAAGGAACACCAAGTGCTGTAAGTGCGGAAGTAATATCACCAGCATTTAATAGATTCTGTATATTACTAGGAACGGCAGAAGAAAGAATTCGTTGGGCGATGCTTGGCTCACAGATAATTGTTTCTGTAAATAGTGGTGGGAGAGAAATAGATTCTTGAATAAAGGAATCCCTACATTTCAGAACAATCTGTGAACGAAATGGATGATGATTGCGTAAATAATCACGTAAATAAGGTCCAGAACGAGCGGTATATCGTGAAAAAAATCCTCTGCCGCCAACAAATGCTTCAGCGAACTGTGATTGAAAGGAGGGGTCATATGTAGGAAACTCAGGTCGTGACATAATTCGTTGAACATTTGTATGAGACAACCAAATCCTATCATTTTCAAAAATAAGATTTGCCCATGAAGCTGATATAAACCATATAAAACTCGCTTCTGGAAATGGCTGTGTACTTGGTATATAAATACTATCCGCTTCATCAATATAAATTCGCGAAAAATAGAGTTTACCTGTTATCTGCTCTAAAAGTTTTCCGAGGAGTGTATTACTTACAAGTACAAAATCAGCCTCCATCATTTTCTTTATAAATAGTTTTGAATCAAGAGACCGTTTACTACGCAGATAAAAAGGCTCAAGAGTTGTTTGTTTATCAATATATTCTTCCCATTGGCGATACAGTGTATGAGGTACAATAAGAAGAGCAGGAGAGTTTGAAAGATCTGTATAGGTAGTTGTTTTAAGACTATAGAGATTCGGATTTGACTCCGTATTTAGACTATTACATGAAAAAAGAGGCACGGAGTTCCGTTTACTCGCAATATGCCCTAACACCATTAATGATTTTCCTACACCCACCGAATCACCTAAAATTGCATATCGACTAAAGAGTTTTTCACCTGATACATCAAGACCTTTTTGAACTGACTGTTCAAGTGTATTCATTTGATGAATAACTGTACGCTGATGAGCACGTAAAGGTACTCGAATACTAGCAGGTTGGTCAATCATAGGTGAATCTGCGGTAAGTCCATTTACAAACGGTCTATTGAAAAGGTCTGTAAAAACATCCGCGTTATGAAGCATTCCCACTAAACAGCGTGTCAAAAGGAACTTTAGGCATTCGCAAAGAAAGCCCGCATGTCTGAATCTTTAATAAAATCCTTTATCTTAAGAGTTGTCTTCGCAATAAAAGGATTCTTTCCTACATCTTCACGCATCTTCTTTTTATCAAATGTATTTTCACTATGACTCATTACGAGCATCACCTTAAAAGGGTCGAGTTGAATCATCTTGTGTTTATAATCTTCTAAGAAAGAACGCTCCTCAGCATGCGTCACTGTATCATCATACCGATGTTCATTTGCGTAAGACTTTCGCCACGCCATTGTTCCGTTTGTAGCATGGTTCGCATTATACGGTCCCAGTTTATAAATCTGCTTGACATCCGAATAATACATATAAATTTCTGAACTTCCTGCGAGATTGATATCTTTATGGTTCGCAAATCGTGTAACTACATGACTTACTCGTTCAGGCGGATAATAATCATCATCATCCATCGCAATAATAATTGAGCCCTTTGCTTCATCATTCAAGCGATTACGCTTTTCTCCAATTGTAAGCTTCTCATCAAGAGAAATATAGCGAATATTTGGAATACGTTGCGCAGCAGCTTCAAAGAGATCACGTACTTTGTCCTGACCATCGTCAAGAATAATCCATTCCATGGAGTCTTTCTTAAATGTTTGACTCTCATAACAACGAATCAAATATGGTATAAATCGTCTCCTGTTGTAAGTCGGTGTAATCACACTTACAATAGGGGTCATTCTGTAAAGTTTATCGCGATTTACGTTTAACCTATTGGTTTTTGCGCAGCAAGCATCGCATCTGCCGCAGCCTGCCATTCATCCTTTGCCTTTTGAATTGGTGCTACATTTTTGTACCATACAAGCATTTCAAAAAATGATTCTTTTGATACTTCACCAGGTTCATATGAATAGAGGGGGAAGAGATAGGAGCCCATGAAAGGCGGATAATGTGTAAATGAACGATAGATATAATAGGGAAGTACAACAAACCAGAAAATTGCAGCATAGATAAAATAGACTACGCGAATTGAGAGAGGACGGACAAGTGAATCATTGGCTACAAGGGAACCTGTATAGAGACCTATAACTACGTAGAGCATCGTTTGAATTCCAGACATTGTTTGGTCCCAGACCTTCTTTTTAACACGGTCGCCACTAAACTTTGATGCTTCTTCTTTATCTCTTTCAGCCTTTGCTGCTGCTGCGTCGGCAATTAATTTATCAAGATTACCTGAAGATTTAGTTGCGCTTGCTTGTGCTTCAGTCTGTATCTTTTGAATCGCTGCGGGTTCATTTAGAATAGACTCAGCGCTTGTTACGATAGTTGCGATTTGCGCTTGGAGTGTTTCAAGAGGTGAATTTAGATTCTTAGTATACCAGACTTGATTTTGGTCAAGTACTTTTTGGAATTTTTCTGCTTTGTCCTCAGAGATTAAATTCTGATTCTGGAGTTGAAGAAGTGTGTAGTTCCAGAGCTTAAGTGCATTAAAAAAAACAATACGTATTCTGTCAGCACTTACTTGTGCCGATAATGCATCATTGTATATTTGAATCTCTGCGTAGATTGTGTCTGCCAAAGCATTCGGATTATTTTTCAACCAAGTTGTTTCTGTATCAATAACACCCTGTAGTAATGTACTTCCTTCGGGTGTAATTTCTCCAGCTATAACAGCTTTTTCTAGCTCTTTTTGAAAATTTGTAAGTATATTGCGATACTCATCACGAACCTTTGCGCCCTCTTTTTGGTCCGCCGCTTTTTGACGTTGAACATCGGGATTATATGTAGCATTGTCAATAATGCGACTTGCTCCTTGTCCCATCCTATTTATAGAGCATACTTCAGTCCAGCCATACCTGACGCAAATTCTACAAAATTGACTGACTCAACATAAATTGTTAAATCGTACACATATGTCGTATTTGGTGGAAGTGTATACGGATTCACCTCAACCTGAAATACACGAATGCGACTTGAGTTCAACGAACCAGAAGGTTGAAAATCTGGACTATGTAGACAGAAACTATAGATTGGTAAGACTTCTCCAGGGTTTCCTGATGTGTACTTCCAGGGAGTGATTTTTGTAAAGTAATCAATTGGTTTTATCTCCTGGATTTCATTGCCATCACAGAGAACTCGTAGACCCTGTAGAATCTGTAGTTGTGCGAACTGTATTAGCACACCAGATGAAAAGGCTTGTGTTAGGAGCGGGACAGTTCCAGGTGGAGGGAGATAGGGCGTTGAAGGATAGTTCCACCAGTTTGTCCAGTTACTGAAATCGTTGCGATATTGAAGTGTATCGGAACGACGATTAACGAAAAGAAGTCGTTCAATCGGATTATGTGTTTCAAGATCCAATATTTGGCGTGTATAAATTGTTGGAAAGGGATACCATGTAAGCTGGTGAATTAAATAGGAGAGAGGTGTTGTAGCAAAGAGTGTACGTTCCTCCTCTGCGAGATAAATATAGGTTGTCTCAATGGTAGGTTGTAGATTCCATGTATTCAGAGCAGGAATATCTGCGCCCATATCGGTTAAGAATGAACGAATCTGTCCACTAATGTCAACGATTGACGTGTAATCCGGAAGATTTGAACGGATATTTGCTAGAGATGCACTTGTCTGAATACCAGGTGCTACACGAAAACCTGATGCGTCAAGCACCGTGTAAAGTTGGTTGATTGGACTGAGAGTGATTTGAACTTCACATTCATGATACTGTAGACCTACTAAAGGAAGAGCTGAGCCCGCATGCTCGGCAAACCAGAAAGGGAGCGGTACTCGAATAGTTTGTCCAAAGAGAGATGGACGATTTATCTGTGAGCCAAGTGGACGGCTCGGGTCACGGATTACATTTGGATATCCAGTCTGATTTGTACCGCCAGCGTAAATACCATTCGCAGGATCTACAAGCTCGGCGACATTTCCTACCAGCCGTTCCCATTTAGCAAACTCATCCGTTTTATAATCAGCAAGTGCTTTTGCAAGTAGATAGGACCCATCAAACTCCTGGATTTTCTGACCGCCTATAAAAAATGCAGCATTCTGAATGAGTGCACACCCAATGTATTTTGACCATTGAAATTCATATTGATAGCTCCGTACTCTTGGCGAAATGTATTTGCTATATATATCGGGTAACTGAAATGTAAAATACATATCGGTCACTAGTTCAGCAATACGCGGAATCTTGAATCGAACTTTAATGGGCTGGTCGTAAAAGAGTTGGTCGGGACCATCCATTTGTTGTGCAATATTCTCCATAGCAAAATGCGTATACCGACGAAATACCTTATAGAAATAGGTCATATCTGGATTCCCACTGAGAACCACATTTTGTGAACCATATGCTACAAGTCCTAATAGACCGCCACCAGTCATTATCCCTTCTATTTCATGAGGCTTTAATATCGGAATTTATAATCCCAGTAGTAAAGTCTTTTTAATTAACCAATTATTAGCTTGTATACCATGAATCTACAAGGGAGTTTTGTAGATATGAGCTCGCAGATTGTGTCGTCGACATATCCACAGTCGAACTCGGTCCCTGATTCGCATTTGCCTGGATTTCAGCAAAGGAAAGGGCATATCTGTAGTGACAGAGACGACTGAGTTGACCCGCCATGGTTCCTGTAACAATGAAATCTTCTTCAACGCCCTGAAGATTGGTCACCTTATTACCAAGTGTTGTGCGACTATTAAACTTGCTCTGCCCAAATACAATCAGATTCTGGTAGTTCTGGTAAGGGTATGTCTTCTCCATCGGGATACGACCCTTGAGATTTCCATTGATATAGACTTCAAGAGTGTTCGCACGGAAGACGACCGCTACATAGAACCACTTCTGGACCGGTACATTCTGAATATCTACATAACTATACCATGACTTGTAGGAGTTCATGAAGATTCTCATCGTGTTTTCATCTGAGCGCATGAAAACAGCCGGTCCAAGCAGCGGGAACGGTGTAGAGTAGCCCTTGTAGAATATGTGCTTGAGACCACCACTTGTATCGAAGGTTGCCGGGTCAACAAAGAGGAAGAAACTGTAGGTGAATTCAACACCAGTTAACTCATTATCTGAAGGTAGAAGCATTTGAGCTTTCGGATCACTTGGGTCTTGACGAACAACAATAGATTGATTGCTCATAATCGTATTCGGAACAAGAACCGTTTTTGCCATTGAATATTTGTAATATGTCTTTACAAGTGACTCCAAGCTGAAAAAAATGAGAAAGACCACAATACCTGTGACAAGTGCAAGAAGGATTTGCGGAATTAATCCATTTCCTAATATGAAGTTTCCACTACTGGTATTCAAGGGTGCCTCCATCACAATCTACAAACTGTAGATATTCATTTCCAGCAAACACAAATGAGTTGACTTGACTAGACATCTCATTTGTAAATATATGTTGACTACTTACGTAGGTTTCGGAACTACAGGTGCGGTCGGTGCCAGTGCTCCAAAGAATGACTTAATTGCTGACCATAAATCACCTTGTGAGCCGGAAGGACCTGCCATGTAGATACGATAGGTTTCATCCGGGGAAAGTGCGTAGTTGTAGAAATTCACACCTGATAAGCTGCCCGTCCAATCCGTCTTTACATGAGCAGATGCCGTTCCAACATCAGGATTGAGTAAGAAGAAATAGAGCGGTGTTGTTGTGGAACCATTTACCTGGAACTGTCCCTTGAGTACACAGGAGCGAGAGAGGCGACCATCCATGTAAACATCGCATAGATTGTTGTTAAGGACAACTGTTACATTAACCCAGCGCCCAAACTCAACATTCTGTACATTACACGGCGCGTTCGAATCAGCATCAGGCGTGATTGACATGAAATTGTTAAACACGAAACTACTCGAACTACCATCATTGACGTGAACATACATCGTGTTTGTAAGTCCTCCCATAGCGACAATCAGTGTTGACGCATCATCTGTTGCTGTTCTACCAAGATTCAGAATATGACGCTTATTCGTGGTGTCACTTCCAGCACCAGTTACATACATCCAAAATGTAATTGCCATTTCTCCACCCGTAAAAATATATTGAGCTAATTTTATATCAGTCTGTGTTGTGCCAGGATACTGGATCATAGTTGTAGGAGACGCAATCGGACTCGGTACAATCGCAGCCTTCACTTGAGTCTGCGCAACATTGAACATATAATCATATAAATAATAGAGTAGCACGGCTGCTACGACAAGCATAACAGCACCACCAACAAGTCTTCCTAATGTGCCCGCAGAGGGGGCGGCAGGGGCAGCGTTCATTCTGTTTGAGGGGAGTTTTTAGTAGTCGCTCTTCCAGACAACTAATGGATTACTGGGACGAACGGATGGACCTGTGAAACAATTGCCGGAAGGACATAGATTGATATTTAATGAAGGGAATAAGGAGTCATAAGGCTGTCCAAGTGTATCCGTGTTACTTTTAAAATCAGAAGCAACCTGTGATGCGGTTAGAGGAGTTGTGGCTGAAAGTAAATAGGATGCTCTTCCTGTAAATGTGCCGTCGGAAAGTGCAAGTCTTGTTGCCGTTGGTTTAGGTACATTTACTGTTTTTACAGATGCTGCGAGATGACCATTATAATAGACATCATACTTTGAGCCTTCATGAGAGAGTGTAAGCATAACCCATTTTTGTTGGGGAAATGAGGGGAGTGCGAATGTCTCAATATACGATTTACCTGTTTGGTCTGTTGTCTGAATACAGAGTTGTGTCTTGGGTAGACCAGGACGTGATGCATCGGGTGCCTGAAGAAGTTCAATCCAGAGGGATGTATCAAATTGAAGTAGCTTCGCAAATCCTGGGTGTACACATGTACCCGCTGTATTATCACATACGTCAAATGAATCAGTTGTTGAATTGAAGTTGGCTACATTTGTAGTTGTATCATAGACTGCCGCGGTACGGGGCATGGACTGAATATAGTAGAATACACGGAAACTCGAACTCTGATTCTTTAAAAAGTTCGCCGCATAGACATGATTATTTGTAACTTGCGAAGATGCACCTTGATTTCCGTCAAGGATCCAAGGACCTGGGTCAGACGCGGTCGTTATCTTTGGCGTGAAAAAGATATTAAGAGCATAAATTGTTATAATGATGACGAATGCGGCGATGAACCAAAGTATCATCTCTCTATTGAAGAGCAGGAGTTCCTACACCACGCATTTCACCGGAAGAGACAACACGCTCCACAGTTCCCAGATTTCTTACGACAACATTTGCGGAATAGCGCGAAGGTACACTAAAAAGTGTATCCTTTGCTCCACCCATCGGCACCTTTCCTGTGAATGTTGTACTGGACGCCCACTTTCCATTTAGATACAGCTCCATAATGGAATCACTCACAACAACACCTACGCGATACGCAACCATTGGAGTTACATCTGCGGATACATGAAGCCGGTTAGGAGTTGAACCTTGTGCTGACGCAGCAACGGCAAGGTAGACGATAATCTTAGAAGCCGCCGCGTCATAGAATACAATTAGGCATGGATCTGAAGGAACTCCAAGTGCCGCATTATTCAAATAGTCAAAGGAGCGTAAGGGCTGAACTTGACTTGCCGCAGCACCCGTTGGTGTTGTAATGCTTGACGCAGTAATCGCACCAGCAATTGCCTGTACATCTGCCGCACTACATGTAGACCCTGCGGGGAGAGCATTTCTAGCTTGTGTTGAAGTAGAGGCTGTCGCAGATGCCGCGGCTGCTTGCTGAACACTTGCGGCTGTTCCAGAGCCAGCGGTTGTCTTATAGACCAGAACATACTTGGTATTCGTATCGGCTGTAGGAATTGTTACGAGTACTTTTGTATCAAATATAATACTGAAGTTATTTGTCGGAAGTGTCTTTGCCGCTGGAGTATCAACAAAAAGTACAGTTGGATCAGAGTTTGTCCATGAATATGTCCAATCACTTTGCGGAAAATGAATGAGAGCATTTGGTGTCGCACCAAAATCAAAAATTGGATAGAGTGTGTAGTTTATAATTACAAGCACAAGAAGTATAATAAATATAATCATAAGTCCCCATACAAGAAATGGCGTAACTGTCGCAAGGATACCTTCTCCTGAGTTAGCCGTAAAGGAGACGGATGGCGGCGCAATATACCGACTTGTCATGGCGAGTGCATTACGAATCTTTTGAGCATACTCTTCGGTACTCATTCCCTTTCTTCTTTATGATGTTTTCTTGTTTTTCCAGAAAATTTAGACTTAGCCTTGGCTAAATCTCCCTTTTTAGGGTCAAATTTAATACGGTTATAGTACTTTCTTGTTTGAGACTCATCGCATTGACGGAGTTTTTCACGTAGATAACAGACAAATGAGATTCGTGTAAAGTTCTTATTCGAACCAAATGTTCCTGTGGTTGCGTCATCCTTGTAGATATCTGGAAGCTGTTTATTCTTTTTAGCTTGTGCGGGTGTCTCATACAGGTCAGTATTACAATGCCATTCATGAACATCCATGGCAATAAAATCACCCGTGCGAACGTTAAATCCAATACCATATCGAGGAAAGAGTGTATAGCCACCCGAATATTCACCACGCTCAATTACAGAGAGATTTCCAAATCCTTCGCGAAAATCACCAGCATCACAGTGGAGTGCTGTGCGGAAGTTACGATTTAGAGTGACTGAACTGAAAGCGGTATTTTCAATCCTGAACATAGGTTTCTTAGATGCAGCTGCGTGCTGCTTTTTATATGCATCGGGCACAAGTATTTTGAATTTTTCGGCAACTGCTTCGATAAAAGGTATACCATGTCTATATTGTTGGAAAAAACGTTGAGTATAACTTGTCAGCCGACAAGGAAGTCCCATAAATGGAGTCTTTTCAAAGAAACCGAGCACACTGCTCATCACATTATTATTTACACGCATCTTGCTGACCTTGCCATTCTGTATGTATTTTGCCGACCACTTTGTAACTTCTGTTGGATTACGCTTCTTCCAGTATACTGATTTTGTATCAATTGGACCCGCTGCGGCGCCACGGTTACGACTTGCTGCGGCAGTCTGATAAAATCCCTCCCAACCAATCCGAATCTCTTCAGGTGTAAAGACATTTTTACGAAATTTTGCTAGCAGTCGTTTTTCTCCTGTTTCAGGATCATTACGATAAACATCAATATCTTCTGAAAAAATCTTAGTGACCTCTTTCTCATTAAAATATGTACCCTCACGCGCCTTTATTTGGTCATTAGTCATGACCTCTTTAACGTGTACTTCCTTAACTGATTTTTTCACTGGATGTGTTTTTCCGGAAGGGGTTTGTAGTCCCTCATAGATTTCTTTGGGAAACTCTTTGTCGCCCATTTACTTAGTGTATAGATAAACTACACCCGCAAAGACAGCACAACAGGCTATCCCTGTACCAAGACCCTGAGCGAAAGAACGGTAATCAATCTCTTCAAAATCAACATGATTTATCATAGGATTCTTTCCACGAGCACCAAGGCGTCTGTAGAACTGAATCGCATCATATTCAGAGAACTCGGGTTTTTTGAGTGACTTATTTACTTCATTATGAAGTACAACGGTCCATTTGAAAAGGTCTTCACGCGAATCAAGATGTGGTGTAAGCGGATACGTTTCAAGATGTTTCGCAAAGTGTTCACGACAAACGGGACATGGAATCATAACACTAAGACTTTCATAAAACTCTTTTGCCGCCTTCTTTTGTGCATAGGTAGGTTTATTTGAATAGCCAAGTGCGGTTATATGAATCGTATGCCAAAAGAAGGGTCCCCATACTTCGGGAGGTATATTCATCTATTTGTTTTTATGATATATTTATTTGAAGCATTTATTCCCCGTGGTCTAAGGATTCAAGCTCTATTAAAAACTAAGTGATGCGTCAGGTCAAAACAGGCTGTTCAAATTGTGGAGGAAATCATGGCTATAGACAATGTATGGCACCCATTACAAGCCATGGGATTATTGCGGTTCGCGTACGAGGAGGATGGAATCCATCAAAAGTTCTTGCTGAACAGGAATCTGCTATTACGGGATTTGAAGGTGCTGGTCCGCTTGAATATCTTTTAATTCAGCGCCGTGATAGTCTTGGATTTGTAGAGATGATGCGTGGAAAGTATAGTTTAACAGATTATACATACATTGTGCGGCAAATGAAAGGAATGACTACTCGTGAGAGAGAACGATTCCTTACACTTCCATTTCAACAACTTTGGAATGAACTTTGGGGAGTCGATCATTCTCATACTCAATATCGGCAAGAGAAAGAGAGTAGTAAATTAAAAATAGAACAACTGCGAGAACAGGGAATCCTTTCTGAAACTGGAGAAAGACAATCAATTAGTGATATCTTTAGCAAGATTGGACCCGGTTGGGAAACACCCGAATGGGGATTTCCGAAGGGACGGCGTGATCCGTATGAAACAGAGAGAGAATGTGCTCTACGTGAAATGTGGGAAGAGACTGGATTAGAAGAGAAAAATGTACAGGTGATTGAGAATTTAGAGCCAATACAGGAGACTTTCTTTGGTTCAAATCATATTCATTATTGTCATAAGTATCGTATTGTATATGTAAAGGAAAATGTTCAGGTTAGTTTTGAAAATGCAAATGAACATATGAAACGCGAGATAGGTGATATTGGATGGTTTTCTCTTGATGCTGCCTTAGCAAAAATTCGCGATGAGAATATTGAAAAGAAGGAGGTTTTATTGAGAGTAACTACAATTTTACGTAATTTTTGTCCATTTGTACTTGGTGCGGGTATCACATAATAAGTTTCAACTGTATAAATAGATGGGTGATAACAATAACGTAATTTATAGTGGTAATGAAAATCAGGCAGAGCCTGAAGAAGTGCTTCAAATAGCACCTCAAGTAGCACCTCAAGTAGCACCTCAAGTAGCACCTCAAGTAGCACCTCAAGTAGCACCTCAAGTAGCACCTCAAGTAGCACCTCAAGTAGCACCTCAAAAAAAGCAGGTTAGAATTATAAGTGCTCCAAAAATTATAAGTCCTCCAGTCGAAATTGAGTCAGATGGAGATGATGAGGATAGTGAGGCTGATAGTGTAGTATCTGCTCCTCAAGAAAAACAGGAAG